ACACAGGCGGCGTGTCCTGAATAAATGTGGCGTTAAGAGTCGGAAGACTCGCGAATTTTTGCGAGAGGTGCCAATTGTCGATCGTGCCCGACGCAGTAGAGCGGAAGAGGCCCGTAATTTGGCTCGGGTTGTAGCGGTATTCCGCCCACCGCTCCTGATAGCCGAAAACATCGGCGTCAGCGGCCCCGCCAGTGCAATAAATTTCTTTGTTGAGAATGGCCTGCTCGCCGAGCATGGCGAATGCCGGGAAGTAGAAGTCATAACGAGTCTCCCGGGACCACATCTTGCGAAGTCCCTGTTGATAAGTAAGATCGGCGCGAACCGATGCCAGACCAATGATCATCCCATGTTCCGTGAACGACTGGGTGAACCCGTGACCGCGAGCGAGAAGGGTGCCCATAGCGGCAAGGTTGCCCTGAGGAGTGGTAGTACCAGACGCGCCAGACGCCTGCGTCTGAGCAATGGGATTGATACTGATGGGCGTATGCCCGCCACCGAGGTATTCCGGACGCTGAAGACGAGCGTCAGGAGAAATCACCCCGAAGTGGGAACGAACAATCTCCGTGTACCGAGTGCCGCCACGCGCATCGCGCTCAAGCAGCTTCTGAATCTGAAACGCCTGCCGCAATTGATTGATAGTAGCGGCAGTGGCGTCCGAGAGATCAGCGAACATGCCCGACTCGCCGTTGGGAACCACGCCAATCGAACCATTGTTAAGAGCAGCACCAGCCGCGGCAGTACCAAGATTGGTGTTGTAGTTGCCAATATAGGCCATGACATCGGCACCAGTTGCGACGGCACCAGCGCGATTTGTACCGTCATAGAGCCCAAGGGCCTTGCCATTGCCATAGACGGGAGCAGAAGTACCGAGCGGAAGGTTTACCGAGTCGCCCTTTTGAGGCCACGGGAGAGCCCCCGTGAAATAGTCTTTGCGCTTCCCACGACGTAGCAGAACATAATCAGACGGTGAATCAGGCCCATCGTCCCGATCGACCACGACCGAGTCCTGCAGGTTCTCGTCACGAAACCATTCGTTATAAATAAGATTGTATGCACGTTGGAACAGTGCGGAATGGGAGACTGTATTTCCACCTCCCACTTGCCCCACAGTAGGGAGACCCATGTAATCCTGCAGCGAGCTGACTGCGTATCCACCCGCTGGTGATACCACCTGAGGAATGGTGTAATCGATCGAATCGCCCGGGTCAATTTGCTCCCCCATGAATTTTTGCCAGTTGTCCCACACGAGGCGGTTGGGGACGAAGAACCAGAAGGTTTCCAAATGGAGGTTATCCATCACCGGGAAGATCGGCGTAGCGAGCCGGCCGAACAGCGTGGAGTTGAGGCTGAAGGAATCGCCGGGAAGAACCTCGTCCAAGTAGATCGGGACAAGGTAGCCCGCATCAAAGGCGGTTTTGTGGGTTTTTTCGATCTTGAAGGTAGACCGCGGAATGTCGGCCTTGGGGATCATTGAAAACTTGTGAACGTCAACGGACTTGTTGCGATGCATAGTTACACCTCGGTGAAGTTGGCGGCCTCTTCAATGGCCTCCGGGTTGCAGGGAAGAAGAGCGCCCGCCTGATCATCGAACTCGCCTACTTTCCAAAGCGAGTAATCGTGCGGGTTTTGGTGGAGAGGGGAATCCGGCCGCTTGCACTCAGCGCCAAATTCGCGAATAGCGACGCCAAGCGAGGGAGTCATGAAGGGACGCAGGTAAGCATTCAAAGCACGATCAAACACGGAAACGACGGAGTAGAGCATTTTAGATTTTCCTTTTCAGATTAGAAATACGCGCCTTTAAAACAGTATCAGCCACACGACGGCGCACTATCGTATGGTGCTCGGAGCGAAGTGCTCCAGAAGCGGCACGACGCTCAAGAAGATGGTCGAACTCTCCAGCATCGACGAGGGAATACAGACGGTCATAGTATTTGGGAGGCGCGCACTCTACCGCGCCCACGACGACCTTGCCATGGGGATAAACGTCCGACATATATTTGGTGAACCATCCATGCCCGATGCCCGGTTTCTTTGACATACACGCATAGTCAGGGCGTCGATCAGTAACGACGCCATCAGCATCAACGTAGCGATAATGATCAGCCTGGGCAGCACCATTGATCTTCTTCATGACATAGCGCGCGGTGTACGCGGCGGATTCGAAGGTGCACTCTCCGAAGGTTGTAAAACCGAGGCCCCAGAGGGCATCAAGTGACGCAGAAGAAAACGTATCAGCTCCGGATTCCCCTGTACCGAAATAACGTCCGTCAGTTGGCCGGTATCCGAATAGCAAAGCATGGTAGTGAGGACGGTTGCCTTCCTCGCCATATTCCCCGCACATGTAGAAACGGACTCCCTTGTGCTTAGGCTCGAGCCCGAGCCGCTGGGCCTGTGCGATTTCTTTCCTGCGGACACTTTGGCGGACCCGCTTCAAGAAAAGCTGAAAGTCCCGATGCACCAGTGTACGGCCGGGCGGGAGCTTTTCGGGCGAGTAGGTGAGGGTGACAAAGCAGGACTCATCATGCAGAGTACTCTCATGGACACATCGGATAGCCCACTGGCGGGAACGTTCCAAACGACAACCCGCACATTGGCCACAAGGAAGATCCAGCTCACGCTTAGGATCAGGAACGCGAGTAAAAGAAATCTCACCGCTCCACGTTTGCCAACCGTGGAGCGGGTTGCTGCAGCCCATGGATCAGAGACGCCAGCCACCGCGATTCGGGCCGCTCATATTGGCGGCTTTGGTACGACCGACTTGGCGGCGAAAGGATTTGGCGGATTTGCGCTTGTTTGCACTGCGACGGTAGGCCATTTTTTGAACTCCTGAGGGATTTGAGGGATTAAAGGTAACACCAATTTGAATTGGTGTCACCTAGCCCAGTTACATCAAGTATATGACTGGTCACGCGCCCGGAGGGGCGCTTGGGGCGGCAGGAGCCGGGGCGGGCGAAGGGGAGGCAGCAGGAATGCCCGCTGGAGGGCTTGCAGGCCCCCCCAGCGGCCCCGTATAGGCCGGGGCAGGGGGAGGTATCAGCAAGCCGAGTTTTTCGAGCTCAGCTCGATTTGCAGGGTTTGTGGAGAAATCCACGAATTGGCCGGGATCGTTCTGGAAACGAGCCCGGACGTTGGAAGGAAGCGCATCGAACGCCTCATTGGCGGCGGCGATGGCGTTTACGGCAGTGTGGAAGTCCGAGATGCCGGTGAAGTCGCCGTATTGCGGCGGGAGGGGAGCGATAGGGATTTTGCCGGTGACGCCGAAGCGGCGCACCAGCGTGTTGATGTCGGTTTCGTCCTTGAATTGTTGTTGAGCACGAGTGGGATCGTTGCAGACGAGAGCAGACGCATCGCTTTCAGCGTTGCGATCGTAGTTGTAGGCAGTACGGATGAAAACGGTTGGGACTGACATTTTGAGGGTAGACATGGTAGAGGCTCCAAGGTTGAGGTTTGCAGGGTGCGAAGTAAGAGAAGTGAAGGTTGAGGAGTAGACGCACGCAGAGGAATGCAAGGTAGGCAGTGGGAGCGCTAAAGCGTCATGCTTAGGTGCAGTCCTTTACATCAGGCCGGGGCGGCCGGCCTGAATAGGTCATCTTCGAGAACCCATCCGGTAGTGATGAACCTCCCGAGGAACAGGAGGTTTAAGGTTGAGGAAGGACGGAAACAGATTGCGCCAGACCTGGCTGGCGGAAGTAGCGTACCGAGCGGCATCGTCGTAATACGGTCGATTTTGGCCATACTCGGTAATGTCGCGATCGTGACGCGCCTTCTTGCCGGGATAATCCATCGCATCATTGAGCGCCAGAATACCGGTCCGAGCAGCTTGTTCCTTTTGAGCTGAAGCGGACGCCCAGTTGAGCCCACGGCGCGAAGGCTCGGTAGCAGCCTGCTCCCGATAAAGCTGGCCAAGATCGGTTTGAACGCCAGTTTGAGCACGTTGGAGCTCGGAGAGGGCCTTCAGCTGAGCAACCATAGCGTCATAGTGTTCACCCCTTTTGGGGATGTTCACAAGCTCAGCAACCAGATTTTGGATCTGCTGAGAAATATGCTCGGTTTGCTTGAAAAGGTTTGCCGCCGACGCGCCACTGGTGGAAGTCTCCTGAGCGATCTTGGGAGCCATGTAGTTTTGCTGAATCCACGCATC